AACGGCTGGTAGATATGGATTTTCTGGAGAAAGGGAACGCGAAAACCTACGAATCTAAAGATGCTTTACCGCTTTTGTATGGATATGGCGCAGACCCTGATACAACCTATGATCTGACTGAAGAACGCGCCAGACTTGCGCACCACCAAGCAAACAACGAGAAACTGAAAGAGGATCAGCTTAGGGGCAGCCTGATACCAGAGGATATTATCAAAGAGCATGGCGCTGGGATGGTCGCAGCATTTAGGGCGAAGTTGTTATCTCTACACAACAAGATAAGAAACAAATTCACTTCACTATCAAAAGACGTTATAGACGAAATCCAACGGCTACATCAGGAGGCGCTAGAAGAACTTGGAACTGACGGAATACCATCAGAGATTCGAGAGCGTATACGACGGAATCTATCGGGTAGCGATACCACCTCCAGACCTGACGATTAGTCAGTGGGCGGAAAAGTATGGCGTACTGACCGCAGAAAGCTCGGCAGAGCCAGGCCGATGGCGTTCGTATTCATATCAGATCGCAATGATGGACTCATTCTGTCAGCCTGAAGTAGAGAAGGTGACAATACTCAAGAGCGCGAGAATAGGGTACACCAAGATTATCGGCCACGTTGTCGGATACCACATTCACCAAGACCCATGTTCAGTGCTGATCGTTCAGCCGACGATAGACGACGCCGAGGGCTACTCCAAGGAGGAAATTCAACCAACCTTTGACGAGACCGAAGTTCTACGCAAGAGGGTCGGTGACTCGAAAAGCCGATCCAGTGGTAACACGATAGCGAAAAAGAAATACCCGGGTGGCATTTTGCATATCATCGGGGCCAATAGTCCGCGAGGGTTCAGGCGTATAACTGTGCGCTTGGTTCTATTCGATGAAGTCGACGGGTATCCGCCAAGCGCAGGCCAGGAAGGAGACCAGATAAAGCTAGGCATCAAGCGGTCAGAGACATTCTGGAATAGAAAAATAGGATTAGGCAGCACGCCGACAAACAAAGGGATATCCAGGATTGGTGATAGTTGGGATAAATCTGATAAGGGTTATTTTGTTTTAAGTTGTCCGCATTGCGCCGGGGAGCATATCCGATTATTCAGCGAGCCAGACAAGCCTGTAATGCTCCGTGATAAGCCGCTAAAAGCATCATTTATCAAGTGGATCGACGAAGACCCGAAAACAGCTAAATGGCTATGCCCAGACTGTGGTGCGCTTATCGATCACGGATATCATCATGAAATGGTGTCAGCAGGGCGGTGGAAGGGCGAAACATGGGAATGGAGCAATGACAGGGGTTTTAGATTTGAATTGAACTTCACTGGTCATATTGGCTTCAGGATTTGGTCGGGGTACAGCTATTCTCCAAACAGCACGCCGCCGAAGCTGGTTAGAGAATTTCTTGAATGCAAGGAGGATTCAGAACTACTAAAAACCTTCGTGAATACCGTATTAGGCGAAGAGTGGGAGGAGCGAGGCGAAGCGGCGAACGAGAATCTGCTGAAGCTGAGAGCAGAAAAATATACCGATGTGCCGGTAAAGGGCTTGATTCTCACTGCTGGGTTTGATGTCCAGGCAGATCGGATAGAGGGCGAGGTGGTCGCATGGGCAGAGGACGGGGAGTCATGGTCTGTGGAATACATGGTATTGGCCGGGGAGACAACACAGCCGGAAGTTTGGGAGGATTTAGCGGAAGCGCTGAAAACAACCTATAAGCACGAAAGCGGACAACAGATGCTTATTGAATCAGTATGTATTGATTCTGGCTATTTACCGAGGCGGGTTTATGACTTCGTGCGAAAGTTTGGTGCGCGGTACGTTTACCCTATCAAGGGCATGCCAGGAGCGGGAAGGCCAATAGTTGAATCAATAACAGCCAGAGCTAGGCGACTTTCGAAGCGGAAAAGCACAAGAATAAAACCAGAAATGATTGGGACACATGAAGCAAAAATACTGGTTATGCGCCGATTAAAGTTAAACCAGATAGGGCCAGGGTTTTGCCATTTTCCTGATGATAGATCAGAAGAATATTTTAAGCAATTGACCGCCGAAAAGTTAGTAAATCGCAAGAAAAAAGGCGTTGTTTATCAGGAGTGGGTACAAGTCAGGACAAGAAACGAGGCTTTAGACTGCCGAGTATACGCCCATGCGGCACTGCTGCTGGCCGATCCGGATTGGGGGAGGTTAATTAGCGGCGAGCGGAAACCAAAACCCAAGCGCAAGGGAAAAGCGAAACCATATGCACAAGTACGTAACCTGATCAGATGAAGTGGTCAGATGTCATAGATTTGATATCCGAGGAGGTTGGTTCAGATGTTGCTTGTAAAATAGAGGAGGTTGTCAGGAGAAGGTTTCCAGGTGAGCGCATCACGATTAATAAGCACCCTATAGTAACGGCTGAGATAATACACAAAACAGCACCCGGGAAGCCAAGGATAGCGGCGAAAAAGCTAGGAATACACCAATCAACTGCATATAGAGTATTAAACAGACGCGGAATAATCCGTTAAATTTTCTCTATTGCGTCAAAAAAGCGACACTAATTCATATATTGTTCACTGTGAAAGCTACTGCATGGGCGATATATGGACAAAGCGACAGCTCAAACTCGTATAGACGAGATTGATTCGATATTAGCGAGCGGTGTAGCAAGCGCCAGCGTAAACGGCAGATCAGTGGCTTATGATCTGAGCGCGCTTAGAAAAGAACGATCCAGACTTAGCGGGATTGTTTCAGGAAGTCCCGGCAGTTTTCGTCGCGTGGTATTTAAAGTCGATGCCTAAGATTGTGCCAATTCAAGCGCGGTATGAGGCTGGGTTCCCATCTGATTATAATCCGTCTCCTCCTGTTTCAAGAGGCGCTGACGCTGAGATTTACAGCGCAGGCGCAAAGCTTCGAGATTGGGCGCGGTATCTAGCAAAAAACTCATCCATCATAAAAGCTGTGTTAGACGCTCGATGCGCGAAAGGCATCGGGACTGGACTCAACTATCAGCCGATGGTGCGTGATCGCAAGGGACGTTTACTCGATAAGCTGAATGGTGAGATTCGAGACTTCCACCGCGAGTGGAGCGAGGCAGCAGACGTAACCGGGGAATTGTCCCGCCAGGAACTTGAGCGGCTTGTATGGCGTGACTGGGATACTACCGGAGAAGTGTTCGCCAGGCGGGTTTATCGAGGTCGCACTCGGAGCAGAATCGGATACCAGTTACAGGCAATCCCATCAGAATTAGTTCCGTACGGTTTCGTCAAGGATTCTGGCGCGGTTATGGGCGTGGATCGTGATGACTGGGGAGCGCCTCAGCGTTACTGGGTTTACCCTTATGCGCCACAGTCACAAATATGGCAGTTTAGCCTCCCGTCATTAACGCCAACCGCAGTAGGCGCAGCAGATATGCTGCATCTTCGTAGGCAGGAAGAACTTAACGCTACACGCGGCGTTACTTTGTTCCACGCGGTAATATTCCGCGCATCAGATATCGCGGAATTCCAGCAGAGCCACAGGCGAGCTGCTAGAGCATCAGCCAACCTTTTCGCGTCGATCAATCGGGATATCGGTTATGAGTCAGGCGAAGAAGAAAGCGGCGTTTCTGATCTTAACTTAATCGATCTCCAGATATTGGATTCCCTCAAAGCCGGGGAATCTATGAATTTTCATACCCCTGCACATCCGAACCAGAACGCTGTGGAATTCGTTAACCAGGAATTGCGCCAGTTTGCAGCGGCGTGTCGGGTGGCGTTTTCGTGGATCGCTTATGTGTTTGATCGCGCCTATGCCGCGCAGCGTACCGAGTTAGTACACGCCTGGGAGATGATTCACGAAGACCGAGCGCATTTTATTCGAGACTTTGCAAAGCCTGGGCTGTACATAGATCCGCTGAAAATTGCGTTTTTGGAAAATCGATTTTCTGCACGTGAACTACGAAAAGCAGATCAAAAAACACTTTATGACGTTCGAATAGAGGGTCCGGTAATGCCTTCAATCGATCCGGTATCAGATCGCAAATCAGCGCAGATCGACCAGGAACAGGGCTGGGAGTCGCGTTATGGGAATATCCGACGATTTGGCCGCGATCAGGTACAGGTTGATGCCGAAAGAAATATGGATGAATTCGTGCAGCCAGGCGAACAGCCTGCCGCGGAGCCGCCACAAGACAGCAATCAGGAACAACAGAACGGCGAGGATGAAGAATGAGCAAACTTAGCCACGTAGAAATACAGGAAATCAATCGGCGTATTGCTGCTGGAACTTACAAGCATGAGCCGGACACGATCCCCGATAAGCCAAAGCCAAAACCACGCACTCCCAAAGCTAAAAAGGTTGAGGATGATGAGTAAGCGCGGATATCAGGTTTTAGCGGCTGGTGAGTCGACCACCCTATATATCTATGGTGGGATTAACGTCCCGGATAATGACGGGTACATGGTTTTACCAGAGGAGCTGATTGCTTCAATTAAAGAGGTCAGTGACTCTCAGATCGATGTGCGTATCGCGTCTGTTGGTGGCGATCCTGTTGCGGCAGGTCAGATTTATCAAACACTTGTAGATCACCCTGCAAAGGTTCGGACTATCGTTGACTCAAAAGCCTATTCAGCCGGGTCGATGCTGTTGCAAGCGGGTGATGTTCGAATAGCTCGACCAATGTCTATTGTGATGGTTCACGGTCCAGGTTCGCAGCGCGTAAGCGGACGAGGAAGCGCGAAAGACCATCTAGAAATGGCATCGGCTATTAAAGCTCATGCGGAGGCAATGATACCGGCCTATACGCGCCACGGGATCGCTGAAGATACAGTTCGTGGGTGGTTTGATTCAGATGAAGACACATATTTTTCCGCAAAAGATGCGTTAAAGGCTGGTTTGATCGATGAAATAGTCGAGTCAATGCCTTTGGCTGCTTCTGCGCCGAATGATTACAGAATTGCCGCCATTGGCGGACTTAACGATATCGCGGCAGATGGCCGCACAACCCAGGAGAGTGCCAAAATGGCCGACAATGAAGACCTGGGCACTCGCGAAGTGCCTAAAACTGAAGAGATCGTCGCAAAGCATAGCCGTACCGTAAAGGTGGCGACTGCTCAAGGCGTTAAATCGGAAGCAGAGCGACGTAAAGTAATCGCATTTGTATTTGATGATTTTTATGACGCAGACCCGATGAACCCAGTAACCGCTTTACACGATCAGTGCATGGACGATACTTCATGCGATGAACTGGAAGCGCGCAGACAGTTGCAGTCGTTTCTTGCAAAACGAAGCGAGCAGCCGATTATTGCGAGAGAGTCCTATGTAATGGATCAGTCCCGTCAGGCACCGCCAAACGCATCACGGTATATGGGCGGCGGTATGCAGGTCACGCACGACCAGCAGGACAAGC